GGGCTTTGATTAGCCCGCGGGTCCCAATCTTCAGGAATGTCTACCGGGGTGACTACTGTCCGCTGTTTTCACGGCGGATTTTTTTATTTGGTGGGGTGTCCAGTGGGACTCGAACAGGGCGGCGGCGCAAAGCGACGCAATCAAAGCCCCAGTGGGGCTTTGATTAGCCCGCGGGTCCCAATCTTCAGGAATGTCTACCGGGGTGACTACTGTCCGGTAGGAGAATACGATTTTGAATGCCCTCCGCTTTGCTCTGGGCATCTTCAGCGGAAAAAATATTTTTAGTTTCGCGTTTGGAGCGACCGCTCTGTGAAAACGCAACGCCGGGCAGACCGCAGTCTGCCCGGCGTTGCTCTATATTATAATAAAACTACCTTGATCTATGCCCAGAGCGCAAGCGGAGGGCATTTTCAATCATTTCCCTGCTCTTACTCATTCATCTCCTGCAGGATCTTTGCGATCTGGGCGGGGGTGTAGCCCTCCTGCCGCAGGGCAGAGGTGATGGCTACCTCGCTCTTGCCCTGACTGCGCAGCAGCGCTGCCGTGTAGGGCACCCCGGCGCTGACGGTGCTGCGACTGCCGCCGGAAGCAGAGCCGCTGCTGCCGGTGGCCTTTCCGCCGCTGCCGGAGCTGCCGGACTTTGTGCCCGCAGCCGCCGCCTTACCGGCAGCCTGTGCGGCCTTCTGCTGGGCATTCGCCTGCTTCAGCGCCCACTCGCCCTTGGCGATGTTCAGCTTCTGGCTGGTCACGTTATTGTTGAAGGCCTGCTGCTTCAGCGCGTCCTGATAGGCACGCTCGCTGGCGGTGTTGTCGTACTGCTGCTGGGTCAGTGCGTCCTGACGCTGCTTCTCCTGCATCTGCTGGCTCCACTGGGTGTCGGCGCGCTCGGCCTCGTAGGCGCGGTTGCCGGAGTAGATGTTGTACCCGGTGTTCAGCAGACTGCCCGCTAAGCTGCCCAGACCGGTGGTGCCGCTGATGGCCAGTTGCACCACATCCCCGATGACGCCCAGCACGGTCATAACATTATTAAAAGCCTGCTGACGCTGGCTGATCTGCGCCTGCTCCTGCGCGGTGTAGTAGCCGTGCAGGGTGTCCAGCCGGTTCAGGTGCTCCTGATACTGACCGTAGTCCTTGGCGTAGGCATCGTTGTAGGCATCGCCCTTCTGCTGCAATTGGGTGTAGTAGTCCTGCAGCTGCCGGTCATATAAGCTCTGGGCGTTCTGTTCCTGTCCGTTCAGCTGCTCCAGCCGGGTCACCAGCTCCTCGCCGCCGCTCTGGTAGGTATCCAGCGCCAGACTGTACAAGGTGGGGATGGCGCTTGCCAGCCCGCCGATCTGCTGCTGATAGGCCTGCTGCGCCGCACTGGTGGCATAGCTGGAACCATAGCCGCCGGTCAGAGCAGCCGCCTGCGCCGCCGCGTCCGCGCTGGCATTGTGGGCGTTCAGGGTATACAGCTGCTCATACTGGCGGTAGAGCGGGTCACGGGTGTAGCTGTACTGAAAATTCTCCCGTTCCAGCAGCTGCCCCAGCAGCTCGTTGATCCTGTCCTGATAGCCGCTCTGGTAGTCTGCGGGGCGGTTCTGCTGCCACTGCTTCAGGGCGTTGGCTGCATCGGTCACCTGCTGGCTGGGGCGGTAGCTGGCGTTTGCCATAGCCTTTTCCACTTCGGCGCGGCTGTCCAGCCCCTCGGTGCTGTAAGTGGACTGCGCAGCAGGCTGTGCCTGCGTTTGCACGTCCGGCTGCAGCAGTTCCTCCTTCTTTTTGGATGCCATAAAATTCTCCTTTCGTACTTATAATCCCTGCAGCTTGCTGCGCAGGGTGTCGGACATATTTTCCGTATCCAGATTGGTCAGTACATACTGCAGCTGCTCCTGCATCTGGTACAGATAGCTGCGCAGTGCCCGGGCATCCTCCGGGTCCATGTTATCACTGAGCTTGGGCAGACCCAGCTTGCTCAGGCCGTTCATGCTTGCCATGAGGTATCCTCCTCCCATAATTTTCCCTTTGCCGGGGCGATGGTGCGCACAAGACTGCGCAGGGTGATCTGTCCTTTGCCACGAAGCCGCAGCCGCAGCGACCCGCACCGCCGGGGCACAAAAGGCAGGTCATAGCTGCGGCGGCGGCCTTGGGCGGCAAGGGTGGCCACCGTCTCCCACGCGCCGCCGTCATAGCTTACTGCCACCTCCACCGTGCTGGTGCGTTCGGCGTCCAGACGCAAGGTCAGCCGGGAGAGGTACCGCTGCTCGGTGCCGTCCAGTCCCACATCGCCTGTGACCAGTTCAAAGGGGATGTCCGTCTCCACGCTATCGGTGCTCTGCCAGTCCGGCTCGCGGGTGGGGTCTGCTGCCCACAGCGCCTGCCCGTCCCACAGATAAAGCTGCCCGCCGGTGCTGGTCATATCGCAGGAGCAGACGTCCTCCTCGCTCCACAGCCCTTTCTCGGTATCGTAGACCAGCAGACGCGCACTCTCCCGGGAGATGTGCAGATAGTACCGGCCATCCAGCGCACCGCCCACGGCGCTTTGTACGTTGGCAAGCTTTGCGGCGTCCAGCGCACCGGACACCTTGGTGGGCAGACTGCCGTCCCACGCCATGACCCCGTCCGGCGAGAGATAATACAGCGTCTCGTTCAGCACGCACAGGCTGCGGGCGGCGTTTTTTGCCACGCCCCGGCAGCGCAGGCTGGAAAGCTGAAAATCCGAAGGCTTGGAGCCGTACAGCTTGTGCAGGGTGTTCTCCTTGAAGAACAGCGCATAGCCCATGCAGGAAGCCGCCCCGGTAAAGGCGCCGTCGCTGCCCACAGTGACGGCGTAGCTGTCTGCAGCGATGCCCCGGTAGCTGAACCAGTTGGTGGGGTCGCCCAGCTTGCAGCCGTAGATAACGTTCTCCCTGCTGTTGCAGCCCCACACCCGGTTGTCGCACTCGGTCACAAAATCCAGTTCTGGCACCCGGCGCTCCATGGATACCGTCTGTGCGGCATCCACACTGCGGTGCTGCTTGCCGTCCATGCTCTGCCACTGCGCGGCGGCGGCGTTCTGCACCAGTGTGCCGTAAAAATACTCGCCCTGCGGGGTGCAGCGCACCCGCAGCCAGTCCTCGCCCATGTCATACACGATCTGATCGCCGTTCAGCTCCGGGCTCTGCCCCGCAGTCTCGGCGGCTGCGCCCTGCACGGTCACGGTGTCCCACTGCCGGAACAGCTTGCCCAGCCCTGCCGCCGTGATGCGGCAGTATTCCAGCGGGATGGCCGCCCAGCTGCCGGAGTTTTTGCTGTACATTTCCAGCGTGCTGTCGTACCGCCACGGATGGTCGGCATCCTCCACCCTTAAAAACAGCTGTCCGTCTGCCGGATCGGCGGGCTCGTCCCTGCCAAAGGCTTCCACCTGATAGGTCTTGCCTGCGGCATCGCAGGGGGCAAAGGTCACGCTTTTGTCCGCCGCCGTCCACAGCGCCCCCAGTGCGGTCACGCTGCCGTCTGCCGTATCAAAGGCCAGCTTATCCGGGAAGATCAGGATCTTTGTGCCGATGCCCACCAGCGCCTTGCGGCCATCGGTCACGGCGTCCGCCTTCGTCACCGCCGGGGCTGCGGCATCGTCCGGGGTATAGGTGATATCCCGCCCGCAGACCGTCAGCAGACCGTTCAGGTGGTACATCCCGTTCAGCCCGGTCAGCGCCCGCAGTTTGCGGCGCGGGGTGCGGGTGCTCAGGGCTGGGAAATCCCGGGCAGAAAAGTTTACTCCGGCGCTGTACTCTGCTTCCGAGCAGCCGTAGGTCTCGTTCAGGCCGCCAAAGGCCCGCAGCAGCTGCCGGGTGTTGCCAAGCCGCATTCTGTCTGCCAGTACCATCGCCTCACCTCCTTACCAGCGCCACTGCGCCCGGCTGCGGGGCGGGTAGTTCTGCCGCAGCCAGACCGCCAGTTCCGCATACAGGGCGTTGTACTGTGCCTGCTCTCCGGCGTAGCGGTCGGTCTCGCCCAAGGCGGCGTCCATCTGCGCACACAACAGGTGCGGGTACAGCGCATCAAAGGGCGGCGGCGCCAGCAGCGGCTGGTCGTCCTGCACCGGCTGCTCCCACGGACGGTCTGCACCCACCGCGTCAAACGCCCCGGCGGCGCTGCGGTCAAACAGCTTTGTGCGCAGCAGGGCGTCCGTCTCCCGCAGCCATTGCAGCCGGGTCTCGGTTTCAATGCGGCAGTTCGGGCGCAGCTGCTCGACACGCTCCAAAGCTTCTCCTACTGTCATCTTCATCACATCCTTTTTATAAAAAGCCCGGCCGGGGGCATTTCTCCCAGCCGGGCAGCGTTGATTTTACAGATTTTACTGTGCCGCGTTCTCCGCAGCAGCAATGCGGGCAGCGGTCAGCTCGTCCTGACGCTGGCTGTGTTCCAGCACCTCGGCCACAGCGGGCGGCACCTCCACCTCCACGCCCCGGCGGATCTTGTAATTCACACCGTTGACGCTGACGAACAGATCGCCCTTGTAGCGGCTGTTGTCCTTGAACAGCCGGATGCGCACGTTCTTTTCAGCCATGGGCACCTCCTTAGTTGGCGGCAGCGGTGGCAGAGTAGCTGGACACGCTCTCGATGCGCACCATGTACTGCTCCACCAGACGCTCGGCGGCACGCATACCCTTCCAGCCCACAGAGGCGCGCTGGTTCAGCGGGTCGTCGCCGTAGCCCAGCTGCTTGACGATGTGCTCAAGGCCGCCGCCCTCCAGCTCGGTCACGCCGTAGGCATGGGCACCCAGCACCAGCGTGCCGAACACTGCAAGACCCGCCGGGCAGGTATCGTCCTTCCAGATCTTGGCCTCGCTGGTCTCGATAAAGCGGATGTTGCCCAGCTTGCCGATCTCGCCGCGGAACATGGTGTCGGGGTCGGCGTACTTGTGCACCTCCATGAACTCCTTGCAGGTCTTGAGGTCGTAGGCCGCATAGGGGTGGATGATGGCAACGTAGCTGTCGCCGATGGGGTCAGCGTTCATCGCGCCCAGCTGCGCTGCTGCCTGAAAGAACAGCTTCGGGGTCAGGGTGCAGCTCTTGTCCAGTGCCTTGCGGCTGGTAACGGCGGTCTCGGCACCGTCTGCGCCCAGCTTCGGGGCGTAAATGACATTGGTGCCGCCCGCCAGCACATCGCGGGTGATGCTGTCCATGGTGCGGCCTGCCTGACTTGCCAATACACGGGTAGCCTGCACCACGTTGTTGTCGATGGCGGTCATCTGCAGCACATCGGTCAGCGGGGTCCAACCGCCGTACTGGTGCAGGTCGCTGGTGATGCTGGTCACGTTCAGCGCCTGACCGTTGGGGGTAACGCCCTCGGTCAGCGGGGTGCTGGCCTTGGGCAGGCTGTCGTACTTGCGGAACTCGATGGTCTTGCCGCCGTTCTGGGGCACGGGGTAGTAATCCGCAAACTGGTCGTGCACAAGGCGCGGCTCTGCCTGATCGATCAGGCGCTTCTCGTAAAAGGTCTTCATCTCCACCGACATGGTGCCGGTGGTGTTGGTCTGCGCGTCCGCAAACAGCTGGATGTTAAAATTCATCATGCTTTTTTCCTTTCTCCTGTCAGGTTAAAGTTCAATTTGTGCACCGTGCAGCACACGGCGCTCCAAGGCTTCCCGCTGGGCGCGGGTCATAGCGGCTACGTCTGGCCGTACCGAAGCCGCAGCACCGGGGCGCAGGCCGTTTTCCAGCGGACGCGCGGCGCGCTGCTGCACCCGCTCCACCACGCCCTGCTCCACGGTCTGTGCCGTGGTGCGCAGGGCATCCTCGTAGTGGGCAAGGCGGTAGGCGTCCTGCACCCGCATACCGGGCAGCTGCATCAGACGGCGCATCTCCGGGTTCTTCAGCTCTGCTTTCAGGTCAAAGCCCGGCTGGCTGCGGCGCATGGCGGCTTCCTCTGCCGCCCAGCGGGCGTGCAGGCTGCGCACCGTGTTTTCCACCGGCAGCGGCAGAGGTGGCAATACCGGGCGCTCCGGCTGTGCGGGGCTTTCCGGCTGCGGCTCCGGCTCTGCCGGGGTCTGCCGGGGCGCTTCCGGCTGCGCGGCGGGGGCTTCCGGCTTCAATGTGCCCGCAGCCACCGCCTGTCGGCTCTGCTCCGGGCTTAACGCGGGGGCAGTTTCCCCCTCCGCAAACAGCTGCAGGTCCATCATGCTCTGCTGTCCGCTGCGGCTCACATCCGCAAAGCGCAGGTTGTCCGGGTAGCGCTCTGCCAGCAGGGTAAAGCCCGCCTTGGCCAGTTCAAACGCGCCCTGCACCCACGGCGCTACCGGTGCCTGCGCTGCCACAGCAAGGCGCGGGCCTTCCGGCTCGTCCCATGCATCGCTGCGGGCGTTTTCCTCCCCTGCCAGCAGGTACACCAGTGCCTGCATCAGGGTGCTTGCGCCAGCGCATACGATGTCCTGCCCGGCGGGCGCATAGCCCGCGTGACCGGCAGCTTCCAGCCGCAGGCTCAGCCCCTCGGGGCCGTCCAGCTCGCTGTAACATACCTTGATCATCTCACTTCACCTCCTTTCCGTTCCAGTTCATGGCGCGGGCAGCCGCCGCCACCGGCAGCTGTGCCGTCAGACCGGCAGTGTCCTGCGCCGCTTGGGTGCCGCCGGGCTGCTGCGCAAGAGCGGCAGACAGTCTTGCCATCTGCCCTTGCAGCTGTACCAGCTGCTGCGCCAGCGTGCCGTTCTGCCGCACCCGGGCGCGCACCTTTTCCACCCCTTCAAAGTCCATCATTTCCAGCGCCGCAAGGGCAGCGTCCGCGTTGGCGGGGTCAAAGAAGCCCAGCTTATAGCACTCCTTGGCGGTCTCGTTCTGGGACAGGCGGCTGAAGGTGCTCTTTTTGGCGGCGCTGACCACGATGTCAAAGACAGGCTCACGGCTGCCCAGCTCCACCCCGCCCACGGCAGGCACAGGCTTTGCGCGCAGCCCCTGTGCCGAGAAGGGCACAAACTCGCTCTCGCCGCGCTGCCCGGTGATGCGGAACACCCGCTGCTCGTCGTAGAACTGCCGCATCAGCTCAATGATGAGGTAGCACTGCCTTGCAAAGGCGCGGTAGGCGCTCTTGAGCATATCCCGGCTCAGCTTGCTGCCCGCCTCCTGCAGGGCGGCGATGGCGCTGGCGGCGGTCACGCCGCCAGTGGTGCCGCCCTGCGTCAGGTCGCGGTTGCCGCTGATCTCCTTCAGCTCCTCAATGCGGCTGTTGCGATAGCTCAGGCTGTTGCCCTGCAAGCCCGCCGTCTGCAGCGGACGGAAGGAATCTTCGTTCAGGCGTCCCACAACGTGCACGATGTCCCGGCTCAGGTCGGCAAGCTCCTCTTCGTTCACCCCGGCGGTGTCGCTGAGCACATACCGCTGGCGGGAGGCCAGCAGCACATTCTCGTCCATGGCGTGGTTCATCCGGTCAATGGCGTTCTGGCAGTCCTTCATCACGTCGATATAGCCGAACCCGGCGGGAGAATCCTCCTCCACGAACAGCGGGTCGAACACAAAGGGATACTTGCCGTGGTCGTACAGCCCGCGCGCCGCCAGCGCCGGGTCGTTCTGGCTGGCATACAGCACCACGCCGTTGCACAGCTTGCAGTAATGCAGCCGCAATTTGCCGTTCTCGTCCGGGCGCTTATAGTACCAGTCCACCACCACGCTCTTGTTGGCGGTGGTCTGGCCGTCCTCGTGGATGTACCGGGGCACGTCCACCACACCAGCGGCGTGCCCTGCCAGCTGCGGATACTGCGCGGTCAGCCGGGCGGTGTCCTCAAGGCTGAGGTGAAACAAATCCGGCGAGTCCTGAATATCCTGCACGCCCGGCTCCCAGTAGAGCATGAGCAGGTTGACGCTGCGCACCGCAATGTCGCCCAGCCCGCCGCGCGCCGCCGGGTCCCAGAAGATGCCGGTAACGCCAGTGCCCTGCTTGAGCTTGCGCCACCAGACATCGCTGTACACCTGCTCGTAATCTGCCTGCTCCAGCACCACCGGCAGCACGCTGGAAAGCGCCTGCGCCGTGGCCTGATCGTCTGCCGCCCGGGGCAGTACCATGGGCTCGGGGTAGTTGTCCATGGCATCGGCGTGCTTGTTGGCGATGCTGTTGAACAGCCACCCGCTGGAGGGTTGTGCCTTGCCGGGCATCAGCGGGTCGCGGTAGTTTTTCCAGTGTCCCATGCGGAACCACAATTCGTTATCGATCAGGCGCTTGTCCAGCGCTGCCTTGCCCGCCTTATAACGTTGCAGCGTCTGCAAGGCAGTCGCCGCCTCTGCCGCGCCGATGGGCAGGGCTTCTGCTCTTGTATCTTCCATTGTTCTTTCCTTTCTGTCCTGTTTTTTCAGATGCGGTAGAACCGCGCCTGCCGGTGCAGCTCCAGCGGGTCGTCCGGCCTTGGCGGCGCGGCAGAAGCTTCGGGCGGGCTGATGGGATGCTCCATCAGCACATAGCGGCACTCGTCGTAGATGTGATCCTCCTGCCGGGTGTCGATATCCTCCACATTGCTCTCGTCGTACACAAGGTTCGGCAGAGTGCGGATGAAGTGCTTGCAACTGCTGAACACCTGCAGCATCGGCCGCCCGTCCGGCGCGAACCGCAGCCGGTAGTGGAACTGCATCTTGCCCGCCAGCCGGGTGTGATCTCCGGGCTGCCAGCGCAGAAAATGCGGGCTGCGCTCCATCATGGCCGCAATGCTCTCGCCCCGGCTTTCGTCAAAGATGGCGGGGTCTGCCACCCCATGGATCACCCTGCCCCGCAGCAGCGGGTCGTTCTGCTCGGCTTCCCGGATGCGCTTGGCCTGCTCCACCGGGTCGATGCGCAGCCCCTCGTTGGGGCGTCCGGTGCAGCCGTACAGCTCCTTGATGCGGTACAGCCGCCCTTCCTCGTCCACCGCATACCACCCCACCGAAAAGGGCTTGGAAAAGCCGAAGTCGTACCCGCGCCAGATGGGCCAGTGCTTGGGGATGGCAAAGGGCGCGATGACATGAGTCCAGCGCTGATCCTGATAATGTGCCGGGTCGTTGCGCCATTCGGTGAACACCTGCCCGGAAAAGCTGTCCCAGCTGCCGTAGAGCAGCGCCTGCTTTTCGGCTTCCGGCAGGCTGGCAAGGCTTGCCAGATACCCGGGGTCGTTGGCCAGCAGGGCAGGGTTATCAAACACGCTGGACGGGATGAACACCCGCGCCCGCTCCATCTGCTGGTCGGTGCCGTCCGGCAGGCGCACCGTGACCGTTTCCACAATGGGCGTGCCGGGCGGAGCGGGGGTGATGAACCGCGCCTTCACCCAGCCGTGGCCGATGCCGCCGGGGTTGGTGGTGGCACGCATATACACCCGGGTGCCCGGCCCGGTGGGACGGTTGCGGCTCATCATGTAGCTGTACTCGTCCCACTCAAAGTGGGTCAGCTCGTCAAAGCCGATAAAATCGTAGGCTTTGCCCTGATAGTTGGTGCGGTCCTTGGTGTACTGCATAGAGCCGAACCAGATCTTCGCCCCGCTGGGAAACACCCATACATGGGAGGTGGCGTTGTACTGCGCCTCCGGGAAAGCCCGGCGGTAATACATTTGGCTCTTATCCACAAGGTCGGAAAGCTGCGGGTAGGTCTTGCGCAGGATCAGCGCCCGGTAATGCGGGATGTGCACCTGCCGCAGCGCTTCGATCAGCAGTGCATCGCTCTTGCCGCCGCCCGCCGCGCCGCCGTACAGCGCTTCCGGTTCCGGTCTGCGCATAAATTCCAGCTGCCGGGGCTGCGGCTTCCACACGATGACTGCACGCTCAGTCCTGCTCATGCCTTTTCCTCCTGTTCCACCGGCGGCAGCAGCACCACGCCGCACTCTGTCCCTTCCAGTTCTGTGCCCTGATCGTTCAGGGTCTTTACCACGCCCGCCAGATCCTTGAGCACAGCGGTGGCTTCCTTCAGCCCCTTCATCATCCCGGGGTCGGGGGTGTTTTCCCGCCGGGCGGCCTTCTGACGCTCGTTCAGCTCCTTTACCTCCTGCGCCAGCAGGGTGCTCAGGGTGTCGGCGGCGCGGTTCAGGCTCTTCAGCCCGGCGGCGGGCTTTGTCTGCCCCATGATGTTCTTCCTCCTTTCGTCCGGTGTCCCGGGCTCTGTACACAGGATATCACCCGCCCGCTTTGCCCGACAGTGTGCACTTTTGCGGGGTCATCAGGTATTTTCATGCAAATATTATCCAAATAGTATATTTTATATTTTCAAGGCACAACGCAGCTGCGTCAGATTTATTTTCCCGGCTGGTGCGGCACGCAAAAAACGTCCGCTTGTATTTCGGACACCTCCCACAAAAACGTTCGCTGCGTCCCGCACGCCCTATCACTATAAAGGTACAGCGGCGCCGTACCCCAAGGTCGCAGCACCACCCCCACCCGGGGAGCAGAGCTTTTCTCGACCTGTGTTGTTTTTCTCGCTAGGCAAAGCTGTATAAAAGGCATTTTCTTTCCGCTGCGTAGTATCTCTGAAAATATCTTTCAAAAAATGTATCGCCCCTTTTCGCGGTTTTTTAGCAGCCTTGCAACATTCAGTCATATTCGCGGACGTTTTTTTACATACCTGCATCATATTTGTATGTTGGTTGCAACGGCATGAAAAATTGTGATAATTCGTGAAAAGATTTTGTAACCTTTGGTCCGCTTTTGTAGAAACGTAACAAAACATTTGCACCAATATTGTGAACTTATTCTCTTGCGGAACACCCCCATACAAGGGTATAATACTGTCAGGGATTACGGACGTATGCGACAAATGCGTCTGTGAATATGCTGTGACACACAAATGAAGGAGATTACTATTATGAAAATGATTTCTCGTCGCGACTTCCTGAAGGCTTCCGCTGTTGTGGGCGCTACCGCTGCTATGACCGCTTGCGGCGGTTCTTCCTCCACCAGCACCGCTGCTTCCAGCGTTGCTTCTTCCACCGCTGCTTCTGCCGCTGCTACCAACGGCTCTGCCAACATCGGCGTCTGCATCTATCAGTTTGCTGATAACTTCATGACCCTGTACCGCGCTGATCTGGAAGGCTACCTGAAGGACATGGGCTACTCCGTCACCATCATGGACGGCAAGAACGACCAGAACACCCAGACCGAGCAGATCAACACCTTCCTGCAGCAGGGCGTGGACGTGCTGGTCATCAACCCCGTCCAGACCACTTCCGCTCAGACCATCGTTGACACCGTTTCTCCCTCCGGCACTCCCATCGTGTTCATCAACCGTGAGCCCGAGGAGAGCGTTCTGGATTCCTACAAGGGCAAGTGCTGCTACGTCGGTGCTGACGCACGTCAGTCCGGTACTTATCAGGGCGAACTGATCTTGGATACCGAGACCCAGGGCGATATCAACGGCGACGGCAAGGTCACCTACATCATGTGCAAGGGCGACCCCGAGAACATCGATGCTCAGTACCGCACCGAGTACTCCATCAAGGCTCTGACCGATGCCGGCAAGGAAGTTGAGTGCTTGTACGAGTACCTGGACAACTGGGATCAGACCACCGCTCAGCAGGACGTTGCAAACGCTCTGTCTCAGTACGGCGACAAGATCGAAGTCGTCTTCTGCAACAACGACGCAATGGCACTGGGCGCTCTGCAGTCCATCCAGCAGGCTGGCCGCACCGTTGGCAAGGACGTCTACCTGGTCGGCGTCGATGCTCTGGTAGAGGCTGTCCAGAACGTTGTGGACGGCAACATGACCGGTACCGTTCTGAACGACGACGTGGGCCAGGCTACCAAGGCTGCCGAGGCTACCAAGCTGTTCGTTGAGGGCAAGGATGTCGAGAAGTACTACTGGGTCGACTACGTCAAGGTCACCAAGGACAACGCTTCTCAGTACCTGAAGGAAGACTAAAGTTTCCCGGAACCAATGCAAGGTGCGCAGCAGGCCTTAACGGCTTGAATGTAAGCTAAAAAGCGCGTGCGTGCGAGAAAACGTCTCCACGCACGCGCCTTATTTTAGGAAAAAACTGCCCGCCTGTAAACAACCAAAAAGGAGGCTTTTGCGGAATGTCAGAATACCGTCTGGTAATGAAAGGCGTGGTCAAGACCTTCCCCGGTGTCAAAGCCCTGGATCATGCACAGCTGGAACTCCGTCCCGGCAAAGTCATGGCTCTGATGGGCGAAAACGGCGCCGGTAAGTCCACTCTGATGAAATGTATGTTCGGCATTTACAAGATGGACGAGGGCGAGATCGAATACGAGGGGCAGAAGGTAACCATCCCCACCCCGCTGGATGCACTGGACCGTGGCATCGCCATGGTGCATCAGGAACTGCAGCCCATTCCGGCCCGTACCGTGGCCGAGAATATCTGGCTGGGACGCTACCCCACCAAGAAATACGGCATCGTCACTGTTGTGGACCATGCCAAAATGTACAAAGATACCGATGAACTGCTGAAGAAACTGAAGCTGGACATCGACCCCCATGCAAAGCTGGGCTCTTTGAGCATCGCCCAGATGCAGATGGTGGAAATTGCCAAGGCCGTTTCCGCCAACTGTAAGGTGCTGATTTTGGACGAGCCCACCTCTTCTCTGACCGCGAACGAGGTCGAGAGCCTGTTCCGCATCATGCGGGATCTGAAGGAGCAGGGCGTTGCTCTGGTCTACATCAGCCACAAGATGGACGAGATCAAGGTGATCGCGGACGAAGTCACCATCATGCGCGATGGCCAGTACATCGGCAAGTGGGACGTTGCCAACATGACCAAGGAAGAGATCATTGCAAAGATGGTCGGCCGTGAGCTGTCCAACCTGTTCCCCCCGCTGGAAAACGTGCCCTCGGACGAGGTCATGATGAAGGTGGAGGACTTCACCTCCATCCATCCCCGCTCCTTCCGCCATTGCAGCTTTGAGCTGAAAAAGGGCGAAATTCTGGGCGTCGCCGGTCTGGTGGGCGCACAGCGTACCGAGCTGATGGAAGGCATCTTCGGCCTGCGTGCCCATACCTCTGGTAAGGTGTGGATCAAGGGCGAGGAAGTTACCATCAAGCAGCCCCGCGATGCCATCCGCAAGAGCGTTGCTCTGCTGACCGAGGACCGCCGTGCTACCGGCATTCTGGGCGTGCTGAGCGTTGCCGATAATATCTCCATCGCTTCTCTGGACGCTCTGCGCAAGGGCCCCATCATGCTGGACAACAAAAAGATCCTGGATCTGGTGGCTACCAACAAGGAAAAGATGGCCATCAAGGTGCCCAGCCCCAAGACCCAGATCAAGAGCCTTTCCGGCGGCAACCAGCAGAAGGTGCTGATCGCCCGCTGGCTTGCCAACAACCCCGATGTGCTCATTCTGGACGAGCCTACCCGCGGCATCGACGTCGGTGCAAAGTATGAAATTTACTGCATCATCGCCGATCTGGCCAAGCAGGGCAAGAGCATTATCATGATCTCCTCTGAAATGAGCGAGATCATCGGTATGTCCAACCGTGTCATGGTCATGTGCGATGGCCGTATCACCGGCTTTATCAACGGTAAGGATGCCACGCAGGAGAACATCATGGCGCTGGCTACCCAGTTCGAGACCGCACCTGACACAGCTGCGGCAAATCAGTAATTAAGGAGGCTGTCTATCGTGGAAGCTACCAAAAAATTGAATGGCAAGGCTGTGGGCAAGTGGCTCAGCAACAACGCCATTATCATGATGATGCTGGCCAT